AGCGAATACCAAGTCCAAGAATTACCTTAGCTCTCGACTTTAACACTTTGAGGAATCGATGCAGTTCTACCGGCTTGTTAAGCCAGTATGGGCACAGCCGACCCTTGCGAACGGAGAACCAAATCCGAAGTTCGTTGAGGCAATCGACGGTCCCAATACTTACGAGGGTTGTGATTTCACGCCCGAGTTTCTTGCTGAGAAAAACAGCAAGGGTTACAATCTTTACTTCTTCCCGAACCATCCCTCGAGGGATGTTTACGCGGAAGGAGTCAAGCATCTGAGCGGCCGTCACATCGATGTTTTCAACTTCCTGTTCGTGGACATGGACCTCAAGGATGAGGTTTATCCTTCCAAAGAAGCCTTTATTGAACGTTTGCGCGCCTTTCCCCTAAAACCGACAATGGTCGTGGACTCTGGAAACGGAGTCCACGCCTATTGGCGAATCAGCGACCTCCAACGCTCCCAGTACGTGATTGCACAATTAGCCTTGTTGACCCATTTCAACACTGACGAATCGATTTGGACGGTGCTCCAGTTGATGCGCGTTCCGATGTACTTCAACACCAAGCGTTACAAAGATTACGTCCAGACTCAGATCATCGAAGCAGAGTCAAGCGGGACGACTTACTCAATCCAAGATTTTCCAAAAGACTTATTCAACGTCGACGAGAAGCTCGTCCTCAAGGCGCAGAATCACATAAACCGTCTAGAAGGTAAGAGCGAGATCGACCTAGGTCAAGACGTCAATATAGATGAAATTCCAGACGCTTTCATGGATCTGATGATTAGGAACTCCGAGATCGCCAGGTTATTCCACGACCCTAAGTCACATGGAGACCGGTCCAGCGCCGACATGAAACTAGCGAATTTGTTGTTCAACAATAAGTTTGACATCCGTCAAGCTCTAGCGGTCATGTCCAATACTCAGAAGGCCCTTGAGAGGGGCGCCCACCGAATGGAGTACGCGGCTCTGACTGTCTCGAAAGTGTACGCAGATCGACCTAAGCATAAGTTTCAGACGGTCTCCGAGTACTTAGTCCATAACCGAGACAAAGTCTTGGAACCCCAAATTTGGGGTCCTCATTATCTGGACTTCGGCGTACTGGGTGATCCTTGGCGTCGTAAAGAAATTCTGGGTCTCATTGCGGGCTCGGGCGTCGGTAAGACCGCAGTCGCTTTGAACATCGTGCGGGAAATCATTCAAAACAATCCCAGCAACGACGATGTATATGTCTTCTTCTCGTTGGAAATGTCCAAGGGTCAAATCATCAAGAGATGGCTGGCTCTAGTGGGCGAGAACTCTCCGCTCGCTGATCGACTCTACGTGGTGGATACCCAAGACGAAAAGGGAATGCCCCTTATCATCGGACTGCAAGAGATCCATGAGATTTGCATGGAAATCAAGCAAGTTACTGGCAAACACATCGGAGCGATCTTAATCGATCACTTCCACTTGATTTCTTCCCACATTGATACTCGCAAGCGCCCGAACTTCGGCATCTCGTCAGAACAAGGCACAGGATGGGGCGACCGTCAAAATCTGAGTACTAACTTGATGGCGACTCAGCTCAAGGCGTTAGTCAAAATGCTCGATACCTTCATGATCGTTCTTGCGCAGACCACGAAAGAAAAGGGTGTCGGCGACTTGCCAATCGGAAAAGACGGGGCTTACGGCATCTCGCAATTCGAGTGGATTATGGACTACATCGTCACCATTTGGCAACCGTTGATGCGTGTGCAGAACTTGTGCACTACGAATTTCTTGTCGTATCAGTTCGCAAAGATTCGCGAGAAGCATGTCAAAGACACCATCAAAGAATACGAACCAAAGCTATTGACTTACGAGATGGGATCTGGTAACTTAAGACCCACTACTTCCGACGAGTACTCCGAGTTCTTAAACTTGTTGCCGAAAGCTCAAGAAATTCGGGATTCGATCCAGAAGAAGAAACCGACTACGTACTCGATTCCCAATTTCGACTCCGCCAGCATAGATCGAGCGCTACAGAGTTTGAGGTTAGTTAAGTGAACGGCCGTTACAACTTAGTCGACACCGAACAAAAGCTAGCTGACCTAGACGCCATCTTGATGGATGGGGACGTCAACCGGTACCCTTTGATGTCTTTCGATACTGAGACCAACGGGCTTGGCTTATACACTTCCACCATGGTCGGCTTCTCTGTTTCTTTCAATGATTACTCCGGCTTCTACATCCCAATTCTCGAGTGGGTTCCAGAAGAGAAGAGTCGTCGCAAACGCACTGTAGACAAAGTAGAATACTCGGCTTGCATGGACGGCCACCTCCGGTGCGTATGGACTGGCGAATCATTTCCAGAATTCGTAAAACCGCATGAGTTCAACATGCGCGAGAGACTGCCCAATTTGGTCTATTACTTGCAACGGTGGTTCGCCAACTCGTCCTTGGTCATGCACAACGGACCCTTCGACGTCAACCAAACGTACATAAACGCCGGCGTAGAGCTCAAACAAGCACTGTACTTGGACACCGGGTTGCTGGTCCACGTCTTGGACGAGAACAACTCTACGGCTTTGAAACGCGTAGCTGAGCGATACAAAGTTGAGCTGGGAATCAATCCGCACGCCAACGCTGCGATGGAGAAGAAAGAGCTCGACGACTCAATAATCAAGAACGGTGGCAAACCTGGGATGGTCTGGAGAGCGTCGCTAGAATTCCAGAATAAGTACGGTTGCGCTGATACTTTTCTGACTTTAGGCGTAGCCAAGGTCGCGATGCGCGAGTTCGCTCAAAAGTTCGGCAACCGCGGCATCGAGTGGTTTTTTGAAAAAGAAGTTATGCCGGTTTGTCGAGAAGTAGTTATCGACATGAAACGTCGCGGCGTATACGTGGACGTTCCGTACTTCCAGAAACTCTTCGACCAAAACGCAGTAAAGATGGCTGCTCTGGAAGATAAGTTCGTCTCCTATCTGACTTCTCAAAATTTATTGGCAGACTTTCCGTTAGGCAAATCCGTCGAAGAGTCTATCTCCCACCAGCGCTTCGTTAAGAAGATCATCGAGTTGGAAGGCTTGTCTTTGCCGCGTAAGACAGACTCTAAAACGGGTGAATCCAAAGACTCTCTGGCCAAAGCTGAAGTCAGAAAAGCATACGAGACTCAACCGCACTGGGTGTGGGGTTACGTCTTGGGCGAAGACGAGATTAAGTACTCTGAAGCTAAGATTACCCAGATCAAACAGTCTTTGTACGAAGAGGTCGAGGGTCGAAGGTATCGATTTAACTTGGGCTCACGCGACCACTTGGCTTGGCTATTCTGTGACAAACTAGGAATGAGTCGCTCTAAGTTGCCGCAAACGGATGCAGCTACGAAGGCCAATCCTATACCCTCGATCAGCGCAGAAGTCATCGAAGAGTTCATATTGCCAAAATTTCCGTGGGTAGCAGTCTTACTCAGCTACCGCAAACTATTGAAACTTCAGTCCACGTACATTGCCCCTGCTCTTGAACTCAGCATCAACGGTTGGCTCTACATGGACATGAAGCAAAACGGAACGACGTCGGGTCGATTCTCTTGCTCGGGTGGGTACAACTTACAGACTCTTCCACGCGTAGACGACGAGATGGAAATCTTGGAAGCGTGCGACAAGTGTGACTCTAAGGACGTTAAGATAGTTCAAGAACTAGAGTGCATCGCGGATCGGCATTGCAACGCGTGCGGATTCGTTCTCAAAGACGTGGCGCGTCCTTCTTCCATTAAGAAAGGCTTCGTAGCTCCTCCCGGATATAAGATTATCGACGCGGATTATAGTTCACTCGAACCGCGGTGTTTCGCGTTCGTGTCCGGCGAAGCCAAGTTGAAGCAAGTGTATTGGGACGATCTGGACTTGTACTCGAAAGCCTACTGTGACATGTTCGACACCAAGAATGAATATTCAGCAGACCCCAAAGCTCCGAATTACCTCAAGAAATTGAACAATGCTAAGCGCAAATGGATAAAACCAATCGTACTCGGTATTCCGTACGGAGCCGAAGACGACCAAGTTGCCAACTTAATCGGAGCCTTGACTCAAAAGAAGAGCTGGGGTACACCTGTTTTCGACGAAGACGGTAAGCCCGTGATGGTAGCCAACGCTGCCGAAGGTAAGCGTATTCGCGACTTGTACTTAACGACGTATCCCGAGTTGTCAGCGTACATGGACCGTCAAGACGACTTGGCGGTGACTCTCGGTTATGTAGAGACTTTATTGGGTCGACGTCGCCACTTGCCTTTCGCCAAGAAGATCAACGACGTACTCATCGCGAACAACATCGACTGGAAAGATTTGACGCATGCCCCCATTTGGGAATTGAAAAAAGGCATGAACATTAACTATACTTCCTTCCGTGGATTTAAAGTATCGCTGACTGAACAAATGATTCTACAGATTCAAGAAGCTATAAAGTTCAAAACTGAGAACATGATCGAGAAGGGTTACTGGGCTTATATCCGGTCGATGCTGCGTTCCGACTTGAACAATGCCAAGAACAATCCGATTCAGGGTCTAGCCGGACACATCACCAACAAAGGAATGTTGGATACTAACCGCGCCTTGAGAGCTCAAGGGTTGGATGCTTGGGTTGCTCTGCAAGTGCACGATGAAATTATGACTTACGCCAAGATCGAGCACGTAGACGCCGCAGCACGGTGCCTCCAAACTGGTATGGAGAAGAACGAGTTTACCGCACTTCTTGATGTGGATATGATTGCAGAGCCAGTAATTTGCGACAACCTCAAGGAGTCAAAGTAATGAGTATCGAAGCGACGAGTAATAAAGCCGGAGTTAAGGTTCGGTTGTCGATTGCCGACGGATTTCGTGTTGGAATTGGTATCTTCTTGGCTCAAGTAGTTCTCGGAACGGCGACCCTAGTGTTGATCTTGGCACTGGGCGGAATTTCGACTATCTTGACTGCTTACTACGGACTGTAAAATGAAACATCAAAATTCAAACGATCTTGAATCCAGTGCGGTGAAAGCTATTGCCGCAGCCTCAAAAACTCCGTTCAGAACGGCGTTTAAAATCACGTTCGGCATAGCTTTGGCCCAGTTGACTATCGCTGCTCTAGTATTCGGTGGTCTAATCTTTATCGGAACCATTGTCTTGTTGTTGGCGAGGATGCAATGAATCAGTTCGGTGTAATCGCATTCTGCGGTTCCAAGGGCGCGGGTAAGTCCACTTCGGCGACTCTGTTTCAAGAGATCGTCGGTTTAGAGACTGAAGAACTAGCTTTAGCCGGACACCTCAAAGTGGTGTGCGCGGAAGTCTTCGGCGTCGACCAATCGTTCTTCGTCGACCCCAAGCTCAAAGAAGTTGAGTTGGATACCTTCATCGTCTTGACGGCTTCGAATCTCGAAGCCACGCTGAAGGCATTCCATGTGGACGGGATTGACTACAACGTTCACATTCGTCCGCACATCGGTCGAGTTCTGCCGACTCCCCGCAAACTACTTCAGTACATCGGAACCGAAGTCTTGCACCCAATCGATCCGTTGATTCACGTTAAGATTGCTCTTAGAAACAAGAATCCAGAGAAGCTCACGATGATTACGGACTTGCGGTTCTTGAACGAGTTCGAGTACATGAAGAATACGCTCGGCTTACAGTTTTTGCCTGTCTACGTTCGAAACGTGAAGGCCGAAGCCGTGGCTAGCTTGGACGCCCACCCATCAGAGCGTCAACTTGACTTGTTCAAAACTAGCTGTCGTCTAATGGAAAACGAAGGCACTATGGCGGATCTGCGGACTAAACTCCAGACGTTGGTGAACGAGATCAGCCGAGTCGAGGCTGAAGTCAATGTCGCAAGTTAATCTGAGAAATGTATTCTGGGGAGCTATGATCGTAGCTCTGGTCTTCTTCGGCTGGAAAGCGTATTCTTACGTGAGGGACTTGGAGAGTCGCAACACTCGGTTGTTCACTGATTTGATCGGTCAAAAACAAGCGTTCAAGGAACTCTCAGACCATGCCGCTGAACTAGCTATCCAGTACGACAACTCAGTGCAAATGCAGACTCTCCTCCAGACCAAGTTCGCAGCTGAAAAAGCGCAGTTAGAGGGTCGCATTAAAGTTTTGTCCACTGCTACGGTCGCGATCAAGCAAGACCCGCGGGAAACTTCTAAGTCAGACTTGGTCTCTAACGGCACAAAGCCCCAGTATGTGGTGAACGAAATCAAGTTCAAAGACGGACCGCCAATTGGTTACGTTCTGATTTTCGACGACGGCAAAGTCGTGTCTCAAGTGTACGACCACGAGTTGGACGTCAACACCGCCGTCTCTAGGGACGAAGATACCGGAAAATACACCGTAATCTCGAAGGTAAACTACATTCTCAAAGCAACTCCGAAAGTTCCCCAAGACTGGACGGACAAAGAGTTTCCGCTGCAAGTAACTGGTGGGACTGCTATTATTGACCCGACTGAGAAGAACCAGCTCGCTCCCCGCATTCAGTGGTGGGCACCGCACTTGAACGGTGGTTTAAGTTTCGGAGCTGGTGCCGGTGGCGGATTCTTCCGTCCGACGGTGGACTTAAGTTTGGCAGGATACGGCGCCACTAAGAACGACTTGGACTGGAAGTTCTTGCACATAGGTTTCGACTCAGACTCTCAGTTCAAAAATCCCGGCGCTCACATCATACCTTTCTCGTACCGATTTTGGCCCGCGGTGTTGTCTAATACTTATGCAGGACCTGGCTTAGGAATGAGCAGTCAAGGCATAAACGCCCAGTTGAACCTGAACTTAACGTTCTGATGTACAACCGCATTTTATGGAGGTATCATAAGCCATGACTTTAGCGGACATCGAACTCTTAATAAACGAAACAGTCGAGTTAATCGCTGTAACTTCAACGTCTTTGGCAGACGCGAAACCTCGCGCATCCAGATTCTTGATAGTCAACTCACTTCTCTCGACGTTCTTGCGGGAACTCGAACAAGAACTCCCCAAGTACCAAACCATGGTCGATGCTCAGTATGCCCAAGCTTGTCGCATAGTCGAAGGTAAGAACATCACTGAGAAGAAGATCAACATCGACGTAGTGCCTGAGTACACCGACGCCCGCGAAAAACACGAGCAACTTCAGGCCCTAAGGGAATGGATTAAGAATCACATCAAGATTTTCGAGAATGCACACTTGCTTTACAGGCAGTATAGCAGAGATTGACATGAAGATTTGCAGAACGTGTGAACTGACTAAATCGCTCCTTGATTTCGCAGAACACTTCAAAAGAGGCCCAAAATGAGTAAGTTCGACTTCACTAAGACCATCAATTC